GGCACCTGCTCGATGGTAAGTCTGCCTGCCTTGACCAGTGCCGTATATGCCAATGTCAATCGTTCTATTGCTGTCATGCTTCAACCTCGCTTTCCTCAAAGCAGATGTTCTGCCACTTCTTATATGCATCCATGTAAATCTGCTTTTTATCTCCGTTGTATGTCATCTCGTAGTACATTCCGTCAGATGCATTTGTGGATAGCAAAGCCTTGTGATTCTGTAATGTTTTGCAGTACCAAACTATATACACATCATCGTCTGTGATATTGACATTATCAGTTTTCTCGCAATGGTCATTGTAATAATTCGCTATAAGTGTTTTGCATTTTTCTGTAAATTGTTTGCTTGTCATGCCGTTGCACCCCCAATCGTTGCCATGTCAAGCAGTGCCTGCTGATAGCCGTTGTCATAATCTGATGTAGTCACGGCAGGCTCCGTTGTAGCATCAACGACCTGCTGGCGATATGCTTCCGGCACGTCTGCCGTGGTCATCGTTCCGGCTTTGACTTTGGCGATGTAGTCAGCGACCAACTTGGCATCGGCTTCTGCCTTTGCTTTGATGGTGTCGAGTGCCGAATTGTACTCGTCAAGTGTGAGCAGTTTGAGTGTGTCGGTCTCCGTCAACGGCATCATCGTGTTGGCCACTCCGACCGACTGTATGACGGTGCCGTCTATTATTTTGTAATATTGTTTCATTTGTTTGGTCTCCTACTTCTTGTGAATGATATAATATCTGTAAGTGATTTGATGTGAGAATTGTTTTCCAATATAACTACCAAAATTAACTGTTAAGTTTCCACCGGATACTGACAGTACATTTGTTTTTGCCGATGTATCTGCAGATGAATTTGTAAATTGTACTGCCACATAATCTGTATATACTCCAAAACTATCGCGAAAATATTTTTTCGTTAAGCATACGGATTCAACTTTTCCAGTCATATATGCTGAAGAAGATATCGCTTCCGGAACAACGAAAAAATTATCAATTTCGCTTAATGACGTTCTCTTTGTTGGGATGTTAACTGTATATGTGTCAGACGATGGAGTGAAAGTACCACTTTCTATCTCATAGTCCGTAGTACCCCCCCCCCATTTACATTAAATGGTATTTTCATTGTTTTTTCCTTTCTACGCATAAATGCAATAAACGTAATCTATATACTCTGTGTTGTAATATAAGCCATTCCAACATTTGAGGAAACCTGTGATAGTCACTGTTCCGTCAGTATTGATTGTGGGATTTACGGAAAGAACATCTCCTGCTTTTTTCGAACTTGATACTGCTTCGCTTTCATAGATTTCCCCATTTGGCTGCCCATTATTATTTGCACTGTTGACGCCCTCTGTCATAACATCGTACCCAGTTTTTGCGGTGTTAAGTTTTAACATCATATTGCCCGATACCATATTTTTATGATATGTGTCATGCGTGTTATAATTAAATGCTATTGCGATTAATTCAGGTGCTTTTTTACTCGGGATGGTAAAATTCAAACTGGTAGAGGTGATAGTCCCATAATTAGTACCCCCCCCCCGATGAAATTTTGAGGTCTATTTTCATTTTTAACTCCTTTCACTATGCATAAACGCAATGTACTGAGGATATATAAACAGCCGAGGAACTGAAATACGGAGCCACAGAAACCGATACTTTTCCATTTGAAATGGTTGCCACAACGCTAGCGTCCATTTGGCCCACACCGGTATTGCCAGTTTTATAATATCCGCCAGTATCTTGAGTTATCTCACCATAAGCTGTCTTGTCCGAATTTAGTTTGAAAATTTTGTACGCGTATCCTGTACCGTAACTGTTATAGGCATAGATTCCAATCATTATAACGTCCGGGACGCACGGGATATCAAATGTTCCTTTATTTATATAGCTTCCAAATGATTGGTAAATGTGTCCAGATTTGCTGCTACCGCCTGCCACTTTGTTATCAATCTTCATTAGCTCAGCCGCCTTTCTATTTTGACCTGGAGCAGCGTCATGGCAGCCGTCGGCTTGGTCACCGCCTCGATGATCAGACCGCCTGCAGTCGTATACGCATGTTTGAAAAAGTTTTCGCTTATCGAGTCCGCGTAGTTAGGAAATGACTCCCCTGTATCATCCGCCGTGACCGCCTTGCCGCCTGTGAGCGATGACGGGATTGTCAGAATAGCCATGTAAGGATAGTCAGTCTTTTCTGCCGTCTCGGCCTGTGAGTTGGTGTTGGCCACCCACGCAGTCGTCGGGATAGTCAGCGTCGTGCTGTCGGTGATGGTGTAGGTCTGGGTGTTGCCCTTCAGGGCAAGGTCTGCCGTAAGATTTGTAATCTGTGATTCGGAATGTGTGTGCGTTGATGCCGCTTTGCCCGCAAGCCCTGTATAAACACCGCCCGAAGTGACTGGGTTAGTGCTTCCCGATGTCGGCGTGCTGTCAAATGTCAATGTAGCCTGCTTGCCGTTAATAAGAGCGGTCAGAGCATCGACCTTTGTTTTTATGTATGAAAAGATCCCGCCTGACTTGACCATCTTAGTCGAGTTTTCTGTCGGCTCGGTGTCGTATGTCAACGGGTCCTGTTTTCCAGCTGCCAAATCGTGATTAGTCTTCATCTGGCCGTCGATGATATCCATGTTGCTGTTGATGACTGCAACGTCGGCATTCTCGTTCTCGGCTGGCTTGACAATGTTATAGTTTGTTGTGTTAGTTGCCAATTAAATCACCTCACTTTCAGGTTTTCCCATGTGCCGGTCTTGACCTGCGCCCATGTCAGTTTTTTAACGTCTGCCCACGTGTTATAGACAAAGATGTATGTTATCGGCAGATGCGCAGGCCTTACCTCTTCCAATGCGGCTTTTAATCCGTCAAGGTCAAGCGGTATGCCCTTGTCTGCAAAACTTATTTTTATTTTATTGTCGACAAAATCAACCAGAACTTTGCCATACTTCCAAGAGTCTGCAATGGCCTGCAAAAGATTGATGTCGCACTTGCCTGTTGACTTCCACTTGGCCGCCACGGCAGACCTGCGGTCTGACAGGCTCTGTGACGCAAGTGGCGTGATTCCGGCCTCAGCTTCATATGCTTTTAGCATCGTTTCAGAACATGTATCAAAAAAAATGTCATCGTTAGTCTGCACGATGACCGCCTCGATCGAGTCAAGTTCAATCTGCAACGCGTTTGCAATGGCTGTCACAAATGGGTCTTGCTGGTCGATTTTATTTAATCTTGATTTAAGCATATGTCACCGTCCCCAAAACTGCTACATACCTGTCGGATATGGCTATATTCGCAGTGCCTCCGTTGACCGTCAGACTTTCATAATCCAGCACGCCCTCGGTGTCTATTATCTGATTGCCGATTTGCGCATAAGATACCGCCGAGCCGGTAAAGGCTATCGACTTGAGATAAGAGGCAATGTTGGCCTCGACTGCTGCCTTGACTGTTGTCTCGTCTGCTCCGACCTTAAGAGTCAGCTTGACGCCGATGTTGATGTTTGTTGCTGTTGCGCTGGAGACATAGCAGTGAGCGCCAATTGGTGCCGTGCCTTCTCCCTTGCCTTCGCTCGACGGGTCAATGTGTGCTTGCACCGATGCAACCAGCGTTGTGTCCGCAGGCTGTTTGGCCGTGTTGATGATGACCACATCTACAGTGTTGTCGCCGTGGCCTAACGGATAGACCTGAGCATCGCCCACGCCTGTCACTTCCAATGCCCAATTTTTATAATCGTATTTATTGCCGCTCGATGCAGGAGTCTGTAGCGCTACCAGATAGCGCGCATACAAATCTGCGTCAGTCTCTGCGTCATATCCGCCTGTTGTTGCTGATGCATTGGTCACCGTCACGATGCCGGAGAGCGTCACCGGGAACTGCACGATTGTGCCGGACCCAACTACTCCTGTATTTCCGGCAATGACTGCCTGCACAGGAACGTCGGCCGTGTCTGTTACCGTGACTGCTGAAGTTGCGGAAAACTGCACGCCGTTGTCAGTTTCAAACAAATCGCCCACAGCAATGCTGCCTGTGCCGGTCACTGTGACTGTGCCGGTTGCATAGGTGGCAATCTTTCTGCTTATGCCCTTATGCTGCAGAACAAATCTCGTCAGCTCGTCGCCTGTCAGTTTGCTTGCGTCAAGTTTGACCGCAACGGCATCGATTTCATCGTCCATGATGTCCATCTCCTGCCCGCAGGCTTCCGTCATGTCATATGTCAGATAGCCCGCTGTTTTTTCGTATTCGTCCGAGATGCGTGCTCTTATGTTAGTGCCTCTTTCAGACATTTTCCTCCACCTCCACAGTTGATTCGTCTATGAGGTGGACGGTCAAATAGATTTTCAGTCCGCCTTCCACCTTTTCAAAATCAAAGCCGTCGATGTAGTCGATGGCTCTGTTCATTTCTGCTTTTTCTGTTATTTCTCGCTCGATTTCAGAAACTACGAAACCGAGGTTATTTGACTTATAGCCGATATAGTCCTCAATGTACGTGCCAAAACCGCTGTCGTCGTATACGCGGTACTTCTCAGCTTTGGTCTTGATCAGAAAACCGACCCATTGCCTCACTGCTTCCTCCTGCGTACATTCAACGACTTTGCCGTCTTTCATCACATATCTGCCTGTGTCAAAATCAAACAGCGGAGTCCTGCCGATTGACGTGCTGACAGTTTCCGTTGTCACTGTTTCTTCTGCTTCAAAGTCAAAATCTGTCTCGTCTGGAAACATCTAAATCACCCCAATCTGTAAATAACCGCCATAGTATTGATGCCGTCCACCGGCACTGCCAGCAACTTGTCGCCGACTTTCAAAGTTGGCGGGGACGCGTTACACATTTCGCGTATTGCTTCGCTCATTATTATTTCTTTTTCTTTCTCTTCATAAATCAGCTCGCCGCCTGCAATCGTCACAACCATCGGTTTGACCTTTTTGACTGTGGCAACGTAGGCGCTGGCATCATTGACCGCTTTCTCGCGTGCTGATGCCGACTGACCTTTTATTTTGTTTGCAAGTTCGTGATTCCAACCCATTAGACTCTCTCCATTTCGCAACTCATCGTATGGATGCCGTTGGCAATCGTATGCGTGCATGATTTGACTTTATACCATCCCTTGATTCCCATCTCGGGACGGGAAAAGTAAATCATGCGGTTAGATCTGACCGAAGTGTTGCCGACCATGTCAGCCGTGAAACTTACGGCGACCTTGTTCAGCTCCTTCAGCATGTTCTTGGCTTTGTTCCTTGCCTTCGCCGATGTTAATTTGTCCTCGGTTTCGACCTGGCTAAGTAGTCCATATTTTGATATGCTCGCTGAACTCTTGGCGATTGCCTTTACATCAGTCTTCTTTTCATCGCTTCCTGCATAGATGACTTGGTTTCGCATTTCCGTTATCGACTTCGTGCCAGAGATCTCCGCTGTAGCCGCACAGGACACTTTGTTGCCTAATGCATCCGTGTATGTCGGCTTGATTTGTGTGGCACCGCCTTTGATGATACACAGTTTGCCTTTGACCATTTCCATGTGGTAACGCGTTCCGCTCTCGCTTCTGACTTTTTTCAAAATGTCCAAAATGATGTCTGACACTACCTTGTCTTTATAGACACATTTAATGCTTGCTGGCATGCTCGGCATGCTGCCGATCGGCACGCTATACCGCGCGCACAGCTGCCGGATTGCTTTGTCCGCTGCTATGCCCTTAAACTGTATGATTGTCTCTGACTTGTTAAGATAAAACGCATAGTCATATGCCTTATAAGAGTCGCCGTTGATTGGCGTGTCCGTGATGACTCCCCGGATGACCTCTTTGCCCGAACTGTAGATTGCGACTTTATCACCGCAGGCCCAGACTTTTGAAAAATTGTCATCAAAGCGTGAGTAGGGAATGCTGAGACTGATTTCTGCGCCCAGCTGGTCTGTTGAGTCATTCCATTCTACCGATGACACAGTTTTGGTGACATCCGTGGCCTTGCCGTTATGTATGATTTTAACTGTATAAGCCATCCTACTTCACCGCCCGATACTGCTCAAACGTGATGCTATACGGATAGTCGCCAGCGCGGTCGATAGGCTGGATGTTAAAAGTCTCTATTGCCATGAGCCGGTTAAAAATCGGCTTGCTGTTGTTGTCGGTAATGACCACTCTGACGGTCTTGCGGTTCTTCCTAAGGTCCCTTAGCCATTTGATGTAACCCAGTGCGGTGCCTGATGCTCCGGCGGTCACATAGTCGGCCTTCATGTCTGACGGAAAAAACGCATCAATCTGCACGGTAGCAAGCGGCTCAGCGCCAAGCACTTTGATTTGACCGTACTTGACGCTGTCCTTGTTCTGATTTGTAGATTGCCCATAGTCGATGCTCACACTGCCCTCAGGGATGACCGGCAGAACTTTGACTGTTTTGTTGTTATTAATGCTCAATGTCACTTTCATGTCGTCACCTCTATACGTTTGCGATTGCGTCCAAAATCATTCGGCCCGTGTACTCTGCTGATTCTCTCATATATTTCTCGTTTCCAATCATGTTGCCCTGAATCGTCAGATATACGTTGACTCCACCAGTCTTGTCTGTTCCGCGTCTGGTCTTGTCAGCAGGTATGATTTTCGTCCCGCTTGGCAGCACTGCAGATTCTGCTCTGCCGTTTTCAGAGTAGCCTGTATATCCGCCAGCAAAATAAGTTGAGCCAAGAGCATGCTTAGGTGTTTTGGTCGTTGTGGTAGTCTTATCGACCTTGACATCGACGGACTTGCCGCTAAAGCCAAACACCTTCCCGAGCCATCCGGCCACTTTTTTGATTGGCGATATCAATTTGTTAAACTTTTTCTTTAGCTTATCCGCCCAAGCACAGACCTTATCCCAGTTTTTGTACAATGCAATGCCTGCAGCAACAGCCGCCGCGATGCCGAGAACAATCCAAGTTATTGGACATGTAAACAGTGCCGCGTTAAGTGCTACCTGCTCGCCAGTCACTACCGTCATGATGCCTGACATAACCGTCATAAGTGTTGTGACGGTAGAAATCACCTTGAACGCCGCGAATCCTGCCACAGCTCCGCCAAGAATAGGAATTAGCACGGCTGAGTTGTCATAGCACCATTTCACGGCACCGGCAAACTTATCAAAAACGCCTGCAACCTTTTTTGTTTCTGTGCGGATAACAGGCATTTTTTTAATGATGTAGTCGGCAGCTTTTTGGAAGTAAGGCACGAGTTGCGTGCCAAGCTGAATGGCTATCATTCCAAACGATGTTTTTAAAGTGTCCAACGTGTCGTTTAGTTCTGCACCGGATTTGACTGTGCTGTCCGACATGACCAAACCGAGGTCATTGGCCTTCTTTATGGTCTCGTCAAACGAGCCTGCATCTGCATTTAGGATAGCAGCCATGTTCTGGCCGGACTTACCAAACAGTTTGATTGCAAGCGCTGACTTTTCAGAACCATTTTTCATCTTCTGGAATGCTCGGATTGAATCATACGTTACATCCGAGACATCCCTAAGGTTGCCCTTGCTGTCCGTGACAGAAACGCCCAGCGTTTTGAATGCCGCGACGGAGTCCTTGTTTCCCTGCGTCATTTTGGTCATGTTGGTCAGAAGCGACTTAGAACCGGACTTAAAAGAGTCGATCGACATGCCGCTCTGGGACATGACATAATTTAGTTCCTGATAAGATTTGGCATTGAGGCCTAACTTTTGCGATGACTCGTCAATGGTGTCTGCGGTCTCTGCTGCGCTGGTCACCATTTTGTAGGATGCAACGGCAGCAGCCGCACCGGCAGCACCAACGGCAGCCGCGGCACGTCTTGCGGATGATGCCAGGTTCTTTTTCAGACCGTCCGCAAATTTCCGTGTCTGATAGTCGGTGTGCTGCTCCTTTAATTTAAATGTGTCGACGGACTTAGCCGCCTTTTTCAGAGGGCTGGAAAACTGGTCTTTCAGTTTTAAAACTGCGCTTATGTTTTTAGCCATTTCCCTCACCTCACTTTCTGAGCCGATTCGATTTTTTTGATCTCCTCGGCCTCGTCTTCTAGTTGTTTTTCCATGCTGGCTAACATAAAGATTTTTTCGCTGTATGTCAGCGAGCCAAGTTCCTTGATGCTGAAACCCTTTTGAAGATAATAGTGGAACATGAAAGCGTCATCATCTTCGGTTATTAGTTTTTTACTGCTTCAGGCGTACTTCCGTAGAAGTCACCAACTTCCTTGTCGATGCTTTCCAATTCTGCGATGTTATCGTCAAACATAGCGATGACCAGGTCATAAGGGTCGGCCACGTGGAACTCTTCTTTAAGTTTGTCGTAGTTGTCCTTGACCAGCGGCCATGCCTCGTAGATTAAAGCGGCGTTTGTTCTCATACCCTCGTAGGTGCCGAGAGCCTCGTCAGCCGAGTCCAAAATCTCTGCGATTTTCTGCACCGGCGGCTTTTTCAATGTGATTTCACCGCCAAGTGCTTCGCATTTGACTTTTTTAATCTTCAGTTTGTCATCGTCGCGCTGATGTGCCTTCGCTATTAGTGCGTCAAAAGTTACATTTGCCATTTAAACCAACTCCAGATACTTGAATGACTTAGCCTTGAATGGCACCTCTTCCTCGACTGTCTGACCGATTTCCCATTTGGCAAGGGCAAGCTCAGTGAACTTGACACCGTCAATCTCCACTTTTTCCATGCCGAGCGCATCCGGGTCGTCAAGTCCTGAGACGATGGTGACGCTTGGCATCTTGCCGGTCTTAAATCCGTCGGCCACAAGTTTTGCGACTTTACTGTCGATTTTATGCAGTGTCATCGTGCCCTCTAATGAGTAGCCCATGTATTTGCTGTCCGTGCCAAATTCTCCGGCGATTTTAACGTCGTCATACTCAGCCGTGACTTTAGCCTCAAATGATTTGATGTTTGCCAGCTTGTCGCCGTTGACCCAAACCATTCCCTTACTTCCGCTAAATTTCTGATTTCCTTCCATGATTCTTTTCCCCCTTATGCCATGCTGATGCCAAAGCTCAAATCTTCGATAGCATCAAGGATCTTAACGTTGCCGGACAGATACATCATCGAGCCGACTGTGTTGCGTTTGATTTTTAAGTCATCCCAGCCGGATGCTTCTGACGTTCCTGCATCGATTAATGCAGTTCTCTGAGCGGCAACATCGATTTCGGCGATGTTTTCATATTCCTTGTCGAGGACTTCCTCGGTTGCCAGCTTGTCAAAATAGTTATTGACTGCTGCGATGAAGTTCTGCTGATTGTCCAAATTGTTTTTGTACTTGCCGATATAATCGCTCTTAAAGGTCGATGCTACGTCCTCTTTGATCAGGTCCATCGCCTCAATGATTGTTATCTTTTTCAGAGAGTCATTTTCTCCCGTTGCCAGAGTGGTCAGCGAGTTGACTGCTCTGCCGATTTTAGGCTCGCCGTAGTCGTTGATGATGACCAGCTGGCCGGCAGTGATGGCTGCATCTACGTCAGCAACTTCAGTCACAGATGCGAGATCTGTAAATGTGTAGTAAGTTGCGGACCGCGTAAACGGCATAGCCGCAAACAGACCTGCGAGCCTGCCGAGATACAGATATGCTGATATCTCTTCTGTGTCCGTCGTTCTTTTAACTGCTGTGTTGCCAAAGTTGACGATGTGCTTATCGTTTGGAGCAGTTGTCCCTGCGACAACAGCCTTGACCTGTCTGTTAGGGTTCTTGAGGTTTCTGGCTTTGATGTAGGTCACAAGGTCGCTCTGTCCGTCTGCTGAGATATAAGCAATCCAGTTAAATGCAAGCGCCTCAATGGTCGCTTTGACATCGACAAATGTTTTGCCTGTGCCGATTCTTACAACGTGCACGGTCGGTGCGCCGTCATGAAATGCGTCTGAGATTGCCTTGTAGTTGTCCGATGTATAGTCGGCAGATTCGACATCGTCAAGGTAGTTATATGTTGCGAGCACGGTCGTTTTTGTCGAGTCAGAAATGACAAGACAGACGATTCCTCTCTCGCTCCTCTTGATGGCTGTTGATGCCTTCGCGAGAAATGTGATGTTGATCGATGGTAAACTCATTGTTTAACCTCCTTAGTTGATCGTGATTTCACCCATCAGCGGTTTGTCCTCTTCTGCGATTTTCTGAACCAGTTCAAACTGCATTAACAGTTCTACTGTGTTATTTGTCGTAATCGTAAAAGTCTTATCAACCGTGTCAATGTGAAACGCGTCGTTGATTTTTATCTGTGATTCAAATAAAGCCTGCAAATCATTTTTAATCTGCAGGACTCTCTTTATTTCTTTTTCTGTTTTAGGAATAAATGTGATTCTGATGGTAAACTCATCTCTGACCAGCCCCGCTGCGCTTCTTGTCGTGTCCAACTGCGGGATCTCGATATAGAAGCACTCCGGTGTGAAGCCTTCCTCAGTGTTGACTGAGTAGACTTTCAGGCCGAACTTATCACGGAGCGACTTTGATATTGAGTTATAGACTTCTAAAACTGTTATCATTTTTCAAGCTCCTTCGTGATTTTCTGTGCGAGTTTGGTTTCGATGTGCTGCGAGAATTCATTGGCATAGCCGATTGCCGTGTTTTCGATGACATGCTCGCCCGGCACGAAATTCCCGTTGTAAGTGCGGTTTGGCTTGTGTCCTACCGCTCTATGGCCATATTCAAGCAGATGCGCATGCGGCATTGAGTTGTAGACGCGCACGTTAAACTGCGCATCATCCCATGCATAGACTTTGCGGCCCGGCTTGAACCCGGCAAAATAGTTGCCGGTCTTTGACGTGTACGCTTTTTTAGCTCTTGCAATCATTCGTCTGCATAGCGTTTTGGCTTCATTTTTCATGAACTGGTCTGTCTGTTTCTTAAAGTCATCAGCCTCTCTGACTAACTCCTCGCCGAAGTCCGTTAGCTCGTCGCAGTTAAATCCTGACTCAATCGCCATGCCTGACCACCTCCGTGCAGTATAGATTAGTAAATGCCGCGCCAGCCGGAGGCAGAACATAATCGATGTCAAACCGATGCGCTCCGCCAAACTCATCTGTCCATGTGATATAGCAGTCATCCGTCACGGCTTTGACCGCACGGGAACGTGCCACTATGGTGTGAGTTGTCTGACTCAGCATAGTGCCTGCTTCTCGGCCTTTGAGCATCGACCCGGTCCTCGGCTGGATGCTTGCCCAGACAGTGCAGAGCAGTGTGTCTGTCTGCTCATCGGTGCCCAGAACAGTGTCAACCGCTGTGCCGTGGCTATAGATTTCTATTTTCTTGTTTAATTTTCGAGCGTCAAACATGATAACCACCTACAGAAAATTGACTCTGTGAGATTCTATGCAGCTGTCGACCACGCGGTTGATGTTATTGCTGTCCACATAGAGATTGCCATTATCCCACATCTCTTTGACCATAACGAGCACCGCAAAAACCATCTCGGGATAGCTGTCCACCGTCTTAACTGCTGTGTCTGTCGATGTGACTGCCAGACCGGTGCGAGTCGAAATGTACTCTTTTGAGATGTTGATTGCGGTCTCAATAAATGTCTTGTCAGGCTCGCTCATGCTCGCATAGTCTTCTTTTATGTAGTTACATGCAACCTCTGCGGTCACTTCGCTTGCTTTCGTGTACATTTACTTGCCTTTCTTTGCCGTTAATTTCGGCTTTTCCGTTTTTGCTTCGGCGACCTTTTCGATGTATCCAGCGCTCAGAAGGTCAGCAACGATTGCCTCGTCGCTGATTTCCTTCTGTTCACCCTTTGACATTGAGACGGCCCCGGAAAAACTAACCAGTGCCTTATACATTTAGATCACCTTAAACTGCTTTCATGACGAGCTTTGACAGCTTCTGAGTGTTCTCAACCTTAGCGTCAAACTCAACGAATGCCAGGATTCCAGTCTGGTGCTGCTCTGCATACTTCTCGAGCAGAACCTGGATGTTGACATCCTCTGAAACCTTAGTTGCAAGACCTGAAAGGTCTCCGTAGATGACTGCTGTCTTGCCTGCTGCCATCTTTGCCATTTTGTCTGATGTATAAACTGGCTTGCCAAGCAGAGTGTAGCCCCACTGTGCCGTGAAGTCCTTGTTCAGCAGGTACTGACCCTCTGTATCCTTCAGTTTTCTGATGGCTGTTCTCGTTGCTCTGTTCATGATCCAGATTGATCCGGCCTGATATGCGTCGATAACTGAGTCCTGCAGGTCGATGAGTTCATCGGAAGTCAGCGCAGTTGCTGATGCAGCTGTAATGACCTGAGTAATGCCAGCATTGAGGCCTGCGATCTTATCAGTAGTTCCGTTGAGACATTCACCCTCGATGAATTCAGCAGCGTCTAATGATACTTTGCTGATTACGAAATTAACGATGTCGAAATCACTGTTGTTGACGAGTGATTTGGACACCTTGACGAGTGACCTGCCCAGGAAGCCTGTAAGGTCTATGCTCTTAGTTGCGATTGAGCCGGACTCTGCTGCAGTTCCCTCGTCGGCATATGCCATGCCAAGAGTTGATGTCGCTGCATCATAGTAAGGGATTGACAGTTTGCCCTTAACGTTGTACCTGTCGGACATGGCAAACACTGGGCAGATGTCGACGATTGTGTCGATGATCTTGTTAGCGATTGATGTCGGAACAAGTGCACCATTGTCGGTCTTGGTCATCGGTGCATCTGTGTCAACAATTCCTCTGACATAGTTGGCAAATGCCTTGACATCCTTCAGTTCCTGCTCGTTTCCTGTAGGTGCAAATGGCTTTCTTACGATATCTTTGATGCTGTCGATGTCAGCCTGCATGATGTCGCGGTCGATGCCAGCGATTTCCTTCGCCATTGCATCAAATCCCTGCTTTTCTTCTGCAGTAACTGCTCTGTTTTCTTTCTTAGCCAGGTCGACGATGTCTGTCATCTTGGCTTTGATGTCGTTTCTTTTTTCAATCATTTCTTTGATTTCCATTTTTAAATCTCCTTTTTAGATTAAATTCAATATGTTTTCATAAGCCGAGTAATTTTTCGGCTCATCTGTTGGCGATAACTTATCTAATTTCGCCGAGATCGCATCGAGCGCCTTGTGGATATCAGCAGTCTCAACGCTCTCGGGTACATTACGGTAATTAGCAAAAAGAGCCTTATCAAATGCCGCGACCTGTTTGGTCTCGTCAATTAATTCAGCTCCAAAAACTGTGGCGATTTCGTTTGATGTCAGCCATTTTTCTTCGGCCATCATCGACTTGATGTCGTCCTCTTTGCATTTCGCATGTGCCATATAAAGAGGCAACATTGTGCCATTTTCAACCTGCTCAAGCATCGTTGCTGCTGATATCATCGCATCAGCATTGCCGTAAGCTCCGCATGACGGTTTGTGGATCATCATCATGCTGTTCTTATAGGCATAGATGTTGTCCGCAGCCATGACCAGCATTGACGCTGCCGATATCGCCGCACCGTCGATATAGGAATTGACCTTGCAGCCTTTTTCTTTCAGCCGCGCGAGCATTGAGCACATTGCGCTCGCAACAAACACAGAACCGCCCGGACTGTTAAAGTACATGTTGAGCGTCTGGCCCGGCCTTAACTGGTCAAGCGATGCCTTAAAGTCTGGCATGTCAAATGCTGTTGTGCTCTTTTCGCCTGTCCACGGGTCCGGCATGTTTTCGTCCATGATTTCACCGTACACAAACATTGATGCGTCGGAGTCTAGTGCCCCGAGGTTCAGAAATTTAATGTTATTCATTGCTACCTCCTTTCTGTGTATTTGTTGTTGTATCTGTATTAGGCGTGTAGTAGGTATGATTTTTAGTGTCATACAGCACTGCGCCTAGACCAACATCCACTGTGTCTAATCCTTCGATGCTTTCGCGGTTTTCCATGCGTCTTATCTCGTTTTTCGTAATCCAACCGCTGTCTTTCGCCGTCTTATAAGCCTCAAATCGCTCTTTCATGTTTGCTTTTGTCGTTTCGTTGTAATCACAGTCCCAGTAAAAACCGGCTCTTTTCTCTTTTTCGAGGAGCAAATCGCGGTTAAGAGCAGTCTTGAATGCCGTTCCAATAGGCAGAACAGCCGTCTTGAATGTCAAATCAAAGTCGTTTTGGATGTGAAAGATTCGGTCAATCTCCTGTCCGAGAGTGATTTTTGACTGATTCAGCTGCATTTCAATCGATGTGTTGCTGGCTTCCTGGAACTTGATGCCGTTATTCAAAACAACCGCGTTGGAATCATTATTCGAGTAGAGATTTTTCCATGATTCTTTCAGGTTGTTGATTGCTTCTTGACTCAATGGCTTCTCTGACGTGAGAAAACCTCGCTTGTTACCGCCGGACTGGACCATCGAGAGCTGATAGGCAAGTGTTGCATAGGCGATTTCAAAAGCCTTCGACACTTCATCTATCAGACCGATGCCGCTGGCTCCGTCCTTAGTGTTTCTTAGGATTTTCAAGAACTGGAACGGATAATACTGCGCTGCATTGCATAGTATTCGGTATTCCTTAAAAATCGGGTCTGTGTTTTTGTTGATTTGTATGTTTTTTTCTTCCACATAGCGGATAGACTTGACATTGTTGTCGGCCATTTCAAGAAATGCATAGGCACCTTTGCCCAGCAGAAAGTCTTCCGTGAGCGCTTTTTTCATCTGGAAGCCGTCGAGCGTGTCGCCGGTCTCCTCGTTGATGAGTCTCACACGCGGGTCGTCTGCGACTTCCGTGACTTTTCCGTCTGCTCTCTGGTAGAGTTTTAGCGGGATGACAGCCATCATGTTGGTCAAAAAGTCCACATTGCTGGACACAGCCGGTATCCTCAAAGCCTCCGCACGCGTCAGCGATGATCCGCCGTTTAGGATCGCGTACAGAAACGCGTCGCTCGTTGACAGTTCGGCCAGATTTGTGGCGCCTGTATCAAAACCGAGTATCTTTTTAAAATTCTTCCATGCTCCCATAGTTTTCTCCTTAAATCACCTGAGCAACAAAAGTGTCATTGTTCAAGTAGCAGTCCTGTTCCAATAAAAAGACCGCGTCGATCAGAGCAAACACCATGTCTATCTTTCCGCGGCTTTTTTTCTTGTTAACGTATCTATTCATATTTGTGTCGAACGTGCAAATCGCATTTTGAAAGTTGATTTCAAGCAAATCATTCTTTTCATACGCAAATTGCTTGTTTAAAATCTTTTCTGCAAGCAGTTTAGTCGGCGAGTGGAGCACGCTGGAGTGCTGTCTTACTTCTATGGTCTGATATTTCTCGTCCCACTTCTGTGCTGATGACAATGCATTATAACGGTCGTAACCGATGCCCACTATGCTCACGCCATACTTTTCCTCTATATTGAAAACGAAATCCTCTATTACTGAGTAGTCGACCGTGAGATCTCCGCAGGCGATGCATTTCAACGCAGCTATAAATTTTCTGTAGTCGATTTTCTCGGCTTTGTTTTTCTCGTCTATCCTGCCCTCAGGGATGAAGGCAATCACATCAGCTAATATAGTGCCGTCATCGTCTGAAACCATGCCGACCGCTACGTTGTCGTTTGTCATTGCCAGGTCAACGCCCAGATAGACTTCTCTGCCCTGCCAGTCGATGTGGTCGACTCTGCACTCCTGCAGCTTAGTCACATCCACATATGTCTCCGTGCCAACGCCCTGGTATATGATGTTGCAGTGCTTAGTCAGAAAGTTTTCTCTCAGCGATTCTCTGTCTATCGCGTCGGCTCTCTTTTTCACGATGTCATCCCATACGACTGGGATCTCCTGCGCAAGCGGATTGCCCTGCCTGAGGATATCGTCGTTGGTCATCCAGTGCTCAGTGTCATCCGGCTCATACAGAAGCGCGAAAACAGTGTCCTTTTTCTTCAGTCCGTCAAGAATCCGCTTAGCATCGTTGACTTCATCCTCAAGCGGATTGTCAACGGTTGGATATTTCGTTGAGATGACAAAGCCAAGTTTGTTCTTGACCAATATCTGACCGGACCTCATCGCCTCTATAGGGTAGTTGTTCGGAAGCGCTCCGACTTCGTCTGCAATAAACACATTCGGCTCTTTCGCATCCATCCTGTTGGTGGAGTAATTTAGAGGTATGTATTTCGTCTTTGTCGGATTATGCAATATATAGTCACGTATGATTTTAAATTCGTTCTTCTCAAACACTTCCACGTTGGTCTCAAGCAGAGGCTCAAGTGCGTCCTTGATTTCTCTCGCTAGTGACCCGTCCGGAGCGACCGAGTAGAACTTTGAATATTTCGGCTCTAAGTAGAAGAGCAGTAAAAAAAGAATAGCGACCGTGAAGGTCTTTCCATTCTTCCTGCAAATTTCCAGTATTGCCGTCTCATATCGGCGCTTTTTATGGTCATTCTTATAGACCGTGCAGAGGACTGCAACAATAAACAGCCACTGATAACCGGCCAGCGCTTCATATACGCTCTTGCCTGCTTTCGGTCCTTTCGCCATCGTCAGCATTTTCAGGATGGCATTTATTTTCCTCAATAAGTTTTCATTGATGATGTATTTCTTCGATTTTCCGCTGCATACTTTCTTAAACTCTTTCGCCTGCAAAATCACATACTTCGGCGCAACCACTTTTTTCGCAATAACGTCATTGGCATATTCAAGCGCCTTATTCGTCGTCGTCATCGTTCAGCACATCCATGATTGTCTTTTTCTCTTTTGCTGGTTTAGTGATTGCTATCGAGAGTTTGGCTCTGCCCTGCGGTGACAATGACAGCTCGGAGCAGCAGCGAGCGAATTGCTTAAAATATTTGTCTTGAGTTGACATGAATTTCGGGTCAGCCAGAAGAGAACCGTTAATGTTGATTTTAAGTTCTATGGTCTGAAGCCTGTCGATCACGATGGCAGTCTGCGCCACCATGAACACATCCAGGTTGCCGAGGATTCTGGCATTCTCCAAGTTCTTCACTATATAGTCAAACAAAGCAACTTGTTCTTCGCTCAGATAGTCAGGCGCAACCAGCTGGTCACTGTCACCTCTTACTATAAGGTCAGTTTCATTTCGCTTCGCTTCTTCCTCTTTATTTATGACGCCGGTTTTGGCCGACACACTTTTAGCCGGTCTTCCCATTTCGCTCACTCCTTCGTTTTTCATTTCTAAGCACCCCCGTGGACGCTATGGGGCATGTGGTCTGTACAACTTTGCGATTTCCGCCCTGGCAAACACCGGGGGGATATATATTTTGTTATTTATATTGCTTAAGAACTAAATCTCTTAATATCTCCTTGCTTATCTCGCCTCTGTCTGCCATCTTGTGGTGCAGATCGCACAGAGTGATGAGGTTGTCATCATCAAGCCGCTGGTCCCAAGAGTCCGCCACCTTATTGATGTGGTGCACGCTCGTGTCGTCGGTCGAGATGATGTCATCAGCGAGGCAGACCAGACACATGAAGTGATCCCGCTCACGTATCTCTAACGATTTGGCAGTCCACTCAGAGGACTGATGAAACCTGTCGACTGCGTTGCCCTTATGTCTGTTGTAATCTGGGTGCCTATAGTTAATGTCGTGGAACTTGCCGCACCTTGCGCAATACTTTAGCATTGATTTACTCCTGATATGACAAAAGCCCCAGCGTTTGCTGAGGCTATCTGCCATGCGATATTTTGGTATTGATAAAAGAAAGGAGGTAATTATGAAACCCTAAACTTCATTTCTTCACGGTATTATCATAACACTTATTTTTTTCCCCGGTGTTGCAGATTACAGCAAATAAAAATCTTTTGCCACGTTGAACACGAACATGCTTTTATACCTGCCGTATGTCGTGCGGTCAGCATCTAAAGGATAAGCAGAGCCGAATTGGATGTTGTTCCATATGCCTTCACGATACTCTTCCGGAATCGCTATTTTGTTGTCATCAAGTATTTTGATTTTGGCAAGAGTATTCTCGCGTCTCTCTGCCTTACTCGCTACCATATCGCTTGTGTCTGTACCTCTCGGCTGTCCGTCCGGTGGTGCAGGTGATGCTTCAAGGATTGCATCAGCCTCAGCCTTAAGCCTGTAATAGTCTCTAATCTGCCAAAGCGTCTGATGGTAGACAGCCGTTGGCAGAATGTATTTGTTGTTCTTTGACCTTTGATAATCTCTCATCATGCTCCTTTCACTACTTCTGCAAAAGTCTCGTTATCGTTTCTAGTTTCTTTTCCGCTTCGTTTGCCCGAAGCATTTCTCTTGCTATCGCTTCCAGCAGGTTGGTGACAAGCGGACTGTCTACCGGATCATGTTCTGTCTTGCACCACTCGGGCTCTGTTTTGTAGATGTATTCCAGAAGTTTAGCCGTATCTTTGGTTTTGGCATCATCTTCTAACTGTTCTAACCACATTATGTTTGTCATTTCGCACCGCCTTTCCGTTCGCATGCTGAGTAATTGTATGTCGGCTCATAGCTGCTGATGACTAATGTGTAGTTTATGCAGCACAAGAAGTCTCCTTCTCCGATCGCTGTGCATTCGCTGCACTGCTCACAGTGTTTTTCCTTCTTCGGCTGTAAGCGTTTCTTGTCTGCTTGCGTTTTCATTCCGCACCGCCTTTCTGTTCATAATCTTCGCATTTGGAGTCAGTAGCATGACATAAATTGTAATAATGCTTTTCACATGCCAAGCCCCAGTCTCCGCCGCCTAAAAAGTATTTACATGAATAGCATACTTGTTCTTTTGTCATATCTTTATTGAAATAAGCACATCTTTTCTCAACGTCTGTAATATCATTTCGAAGCAACACATTTGACAACTTACATGTGAAATAATTATTATATTCGCCATTATAATTAAGGCAATCCTTGCACTTCATTCCGCGTCGCCTTCCTACAAGTTGTTCCCGTCATCGTCGCAGTATGGTTCATTTCCAAATTCAAACTCTTCCTGCGTATGTTCATCGTCGCAGTCACCGCCTTTCACTATGTTGATTGCATCATCTAACAAAACATACTTGTTCAAGTCAAAAATAGTATTAGTGTTTTTATGATCTTTTTTTACTGCTTTAAGCTGTTTTATCTTTTCTTCAACATCGTATGCTGTAGTCTGCTCGTCAATAATCCCTAAAACCTTATTAACCCAACATCCATCACATAGCCTGTACTCACAATAAGTACAATTTTGCTTTCGCATTATAAATTTTGTTCTATATGCACTAATCAATCTATCACTCATCCTGC